TTAAAAAAATTCAATGACGATGCTTTAAAAGCTGATACCGTTCTTTTGAATGCCAAACAAGAATACGATGCTAAAACCGGTAAGTTAAAAGAAAACGAAATCATCATCAATGGTGCTGTTGCCACTTCTGTTGGTGGGATTGGTAAAGCACAAGAAACCTTGAAAGAAGGCACGATTGGTTTTTACGAAAAACAAATTGCGGATCTTAAAAAACTACAAACCGAAGCTGCTACAACTGAAGCACAATTTTATACGCTTGGCAATTCGATTGCTGCGATACAAACCAAGATTGATTCTTTGGCTGTTGGGAAAATTGAACCTATTGATTTGGCTGCGATAATCCCTGAACAATCAATGATTTCAGTGATGGGTGGTTTTACCGCAATGGAAGAACAAATTGCCGCGAAAGCTGGTGGAATTCAATCTTCGCTTGAATCAATTAAAATTTCCGGTGAACAACTTCGCGCTTCGCTTGCTGATGCCGCACTTCCGGCTTTGACTGATGCTTTTACGCAAATGGGTGATGGTGTTGTGGCTTCTTTAGGATTGGCAAAAACAGGGTTTGGTGGTTTTGTTTCAGGAATGATTTCAGTGATCACAAAATTGATTGCAATGATGCTTGCTTCGGCAATATCACAATCGATTGCCGGTGCAACTGCTTCAGGAACTTCAACCGGACCGGCTGCGATATTCACGACACCGGCTTTTATTGCTACGGCTGTGGGTGGTGTTTTGGCTGCTTTTATGGCTATTCCAAAATTTGAAACCGGTGGTGTGATAGGTGGTTCATCTTATTATGGTGACAAGATATTGGCACGTGTTAATTCAGGTGAATTAATATTGAATCAAAAACAACAATCTAAGTTAAACGGAATGATTTCATCCGGTGGTAACAGCGAACCTTATGTTGTAGGCACAAAATTAAGCGGTTCTGATCTATTGATATGGATGGAACGTGCTAATGTTCGCAAAAATAGAATAGGATAATGAGTTACTACATTGACATAATCGACACCACATCGCCATTGGTTCAAATCGTGCCAAAGGCTTCTTCGGCTTCGGGAATTGCGCTGGAATGGAAGGGTGGCGATAGTAAAGATGATATGATAATTGTGGGTTCGAATTTAAAATTTGATATGCTTACGGTTGATGATACGGATGCGGCTTTTGTTGAATTCTTTACAGGTGACGAACATCGTTTTAAAACACAAGTAAAAAGTTCAGTGGATGATTCAATAGTTTGGCAAGGTTATATTTTGCCGGATTTATACAGTGAACCATATAAGAATGGAAAATTCTTTGTTTCCTTCACGGCTGTTGATGGTTTAGGTAGGTTAAAAGGGAAGTTTTTACCTGGTGAATATTACAGTAAAGAAAAATCAGTGATTGATATTTATTGCCAAATCCTGCGATTGACAGGACTGGACCTTGAATTGTATTTTGCGCCGGCAATCGAAAATTTTGTCAATAAAAATTGGCACACGATTTATATCGATACTGAAAGTTTTATTGACAACAAAAAGAAAAAAGATGCTTATGCTATTTTTGAAACATTGTTGTCAGATACGCTTTGTGGGTGTTATTAGTGTGATAATCGCTGGTATATAGAAGGAATAAATATGCGGTACGTTCGTCGTGTTAGATACAAGAAATATGATTTTGTAGGGAATTATGGTGGCACGATTGTATATGATCGCATTTTAAAAGCAATCACGGCACTTGATGTGCCACAAATAACCATTATTCCAGCTTATAATGAAATAACAGTCAGTCACACCACCAGCACCGTTTATTGCAGCACCTTCCAATAATTGACTGAATCCGTTTCTTAAACCCTTCATAATCATTGATTCAACATCAACGCTTGATTGCATTAACAATCTATTTGAAATATCAACAGCACCACCGGCACGTTTCGGAGTCAAAGATGGTCCAGCATAAGTCTTTTTGGCTGGTGTAATTGCAGCACCTTCAGCAAGGAAATCCATTGCAAAATCAGAAGCAACAATCAACGGCACATCACCACCAGTTAAACCAGTAATAAAGTTGGCACCCAAAGCTTCCAAGAAAAGTGTTGGTCTTAAATTATCAACGATTTGTGGCGCACCATTTTGAACCAAAGCCCCACCATAAGCACCAGCATCTTGCGAAACGGTTTGTTGTGTAGCACGAAGGAAAGAAAGCGGTAAAGCAAAAGAAGCTTCAACACCATTTACACCAGCAGCGCGGTTTTCGGCAGTTCCTATTTCGTGAACTTCTTTTTCGACACCATCCAAAATTTGTCCAGGTGAAGCCATACGGATGGCACGCATAATCGAAAATCTTTCTTCGATTTTTTTCACTTCTCTTTCTTCAGAAGTTGAAGCAGCAGCACCAGCATTTGCAGCAGCGAAAGCCAATTCGTTTGCTTCGAATTTCGCAGTTCTTGTGATGCTTGCATCAAGTGCTTCGATTTCAGATTGTAACCCATCGAAAGAAGCGTTTTCAGCATCAGTCATTTCGCGGTTTTCTTTTTTGGCAAGATTTACCAAAGTTCTTTGAGCATCCAATTTTGCGGAACGCTCAATTTTTAATTGATCGGATTTTTTCATTTTAATGAATTTGAATTAATAATTAATTGAGCTTCACGCATAGTGCGTGTTTTTGTTTCCGGTGTTTCGATAGCCGGTATTTCTTTTTTAATAGAAGCGCGAATTGCTTCCATTGATTCTTGATTTCTTTTTAATGCATCAGGATTGGATCCCATTGATACAATAGACCATTCGTATAATTCGGCCGCATCGAAATACAATACTTCAGCATCTTCGCCAGCGGCTTTTTCGCCCCAATGACCACGTGTTGGTAATGCACCTACACTTGCCATTCTTAACGTTCCGTTTTGTACTTTGCGCCATACTTTTTCAGCCAAAGCATTATCGGCAGCACTTTCGAAAGTGATATTCCGGTAAATCCAACGAATAAGAAAATGATTGAAGATGGTTTTTCGGCTAAAATGGCAAGCCAAAGCAAGTTTAAAGTTCCGATGCTCGATGAAGGAATGAAATACAAATCAATTTCCATCACGCCTGCCGAAGCACAATTTCTTGAAACAAATAAAAACGGCGTGCTGGAAGTTTGTCGTTGGTTGAATATTGCACCGCACAAATTAAAAGAATTAGGTAATGCCAATTATTCTAATATCTACCAACAATCTATCGAACACGGATTTAACGCCCTTCGACTCCGCTCAGGGTGACAATCGGATTATTTATTTTTCAGTTTTTAAAGATTGTACTTCAGATTTTATATAAAAATACCCAATAGCGATTTCGATTATAATCAAGAAAACGACCAGGATATATCGCACTGGGTTTTGTTTGATGAAATCTATTTCGAATAAGGCACTGGTGAGTAATGCCAACACGAATGTTGAGAGTATTATCAGTATTATTTTCATATTATTTTTTTTTGTTGTAATAAGTGTTCATCGACTTGAAAGCGGAATAATCACTGTATCTGTATTCGCCAAATAATTCGAAATAAAGATCATTGATTGCATCGAATGCAGCGTGATTTGTTTTGTGGTTTTTGCATTCGGCAAAATAATAATCGAAGAAACCTTGCCTGCGCGCCAGTTGTTTCATTATCTTGTTTTCGTGCAATAATTGTTCTAAATCGGTAGCTTGAGACTGTGTGACATAATCCATTTTTTTTTTGTTTTTAATATTTAGATATTCAGTTATTTAGTGGGAAAATCGTATAAATATAAACGATTGTCGTCTGTTTATTTTATGATAATTATCATAAAAAAAATGTTGAAACTTTATTTTTAATATTATTACGGTTTTCCTCATTTTGGAAAATATTTTTTAAATATAGAAATCGGCTTCATCCATAGGCTTGCTATATTTAGATTGTTCTTCTTTTGGCGAAAGCGATCCACCCAAAGCCATTATCGCGGCAATAATTCCATCAATACGCTTGCCGTTCGCGTGTGATTTTCCTTTCGATATTCTTATATTTTCGTTGTGGTCCTCGATGGTTACGCAACCGGAAAGCATCCATTCCATTACCGGATTGCCATCGTGCTTGATTTTGCCATCGTAACATAGTTTTTCGAAAACCTTTGTTGGATGTGAATAGGTGGTTATGGTTTGCGAAAACTTCGAAATTCCATATCCTTCTTCAACCAAGTGATTTGTGATGGAATTTGAGTTCCAGGAATCGACTTCGATACGATTGATGTTCAATATTGGATAATATTTACGTATATAATCTTCGATAATATCATAATCGACAGTGTTTCCTGGTGTGGCAATTAGATAACCAGCGTTTTTCCAATATCTGTAAGGAACCTGATCTTCTTTGGACCGTTTTTCAATCGTATCTTCAGGACAAAACAGAAACGGTTTCAAATATCGGATTCCTTCATCGTCCGGTTCAGAAATTACCACAAAAGCGGTAATATCGGTGGTTGTGGATAAATCTAATCCAGCATAAGAGCCAAATTTTAAGAATTTATCTAAATCAACCTGTTGTTTTACCAAACTTTTATCCTGGTTAAAATTGATGTCATTTGCTTTCCATATATCGGATGGAATCCAAACATTGGCACCATCAACCCACATATTCAGTGATTTTGTTTTGAAATTTGGTATTTTCGATGGTTGATTTATGGCTTTTATATACTCACGGCGCATAAAATCGAGCAATGTGGTGTTGTATTCCATATTTGGATTGGCTTTTATCCAGTTGTTTTCATCTTGCCAATCATCATTTTCATCCATTTGATGAATCATAATCAACGTGTGATTGTCCACATTCAACCCCGAAAGGATGTCTTTATACGAATCTTCGGCAAGTTTACATGATGATTTCAGGTTAAAACCAGCCGTGGTGATGATATAAACCAAAGGATTATCCCTGGCACCCATCGCAGATTCAAGAACTTCACGAACGGAATCATCTTTGTGTGCGTGATATTCGTCAATCAAAGCCACTGAAGGGTTCAAACCATCCAAAGTCTTACTATCACCACCAAGGAAACGAAACACACCTGATGTGTGCGAAAAACGGATTTCGCGTTGTGTATTCCTGAAACCAAGCGTGCGCAAAAGCAACGATTTATCAACAAAGGAATAAGCTTGTTCCCAAAGCGTTTTGGCTTGTGCTTCTTTCGTGGCACCAACGTAGATTTCAGGACCTTCTTCACCATCCAAAGCTTGACAATACAATCCCAATCCTGAAAGTTGTGTTGTTTTGCCGTTTTTACGTGCCACGGCTTCATAAATGAAATTGATGCGGCGCAATTTTGTTTCCACATTTATCCAGGCGAAAATGTTATAAATTGTAAATTGCTGGTAAGGCGAAAGCACAAACGGAAGCTTCAATTT